AAAGGTGGGAACAATTAAGGAAACGAAGCCCAAACCTTGCCAAGTCTTCGGCTAGGCTGTCGGCTCTTGCTTGTAGTCTATTGTTTAGCCTTTCGCTCTTCTCTTCGGTGTATCGTGGCGAGTTATCAAACTCGGCGACATAATCGGCGAACTTGTTGAGGCTGTCGAGTTCCTCGGCGATTGCATAGGCTCGGCGATACTTGGCAAGGCTGACCCTTTGCCCTTTTGTGGTTGCTGTTGCTATTTTGTAGGCATTAAAGCGCAAGGCTTTATTTTGCCCCTTTTTGGTATGTTCAAAAGTGATATATTTCATAAAAGCCCTTTACCCCCTTTTTATAGTGTCTTTTCTAGGTCTTTTTTAGTTAATCCCTCAAGGTTGAGGAATTGGTGCAAAAACTCTTTAATATGGCGCAAAGTTGTATTTGAGAATAATAAATCTCTATCTATTGCCCCATTAAGGCGATATTTTCCCCCCTCAATTTCGCATACTTTCGTATTATACGAATAAAGGGAAATTGTGCCTTGTTCGTTGTCCTTTACAAGTGCTTTATTATAGAAACTTGCTCGGCTGTCATATTTAGCCTTGAGATAATATTCTTTCATGTGTTCCCCTCTCCTTTCTAGGCTCTTAAAAGTGCCTTTGCTGTTTGTTTGGCTCTTGCCCATAGTTTGACAAGTTCGCCAAGAGTGAAAGCCCCAAGGGTTCGGCTGTGAGCCTTTACAAAGTCGCTCAAGGTCTCCCCAAATAGTGCGCTGTCAATCATTAAATCGAAAGTCTTATTTTTTGCCATAATTTAACCATTAAAGGGGGTTAGGCTTTGGCTGACCTTTTCCCCCTTTCCTTTCTCGCCGTTTTCGGCTGTTCTCTTGTCCTCTCGTTTTGTGGTGGCTTGGAACACCCAACCCCAAAGGGTCGGCACGATTACAAGGGGCGAGCCTTTTCGCCCTTTTTTACTTTAGTAATTCTTCAATTTTTGCGAGGTCTTCGGCTTCTATTGGCATATATAACCAACTTGAGCCGTATTTATAACCCCTATCGGTTAATAGGTCTAAACTAGCCAAAAAGTCGCAATCTTCCTTATAAGAACTTGCGCCCCCTTTGTGGTTTGTGGCTGACAAAATAGCCTCTTGCTGTTTAGTTCCCGCCTTTAAGTCGTTTAGGTGGTATTTATCCCAAATATAGAGAATAAAATCGAATAGAGGCAAATCGGCTTTGCGAACTCTTGCCCTATATCCTCTTATGTGGTCTTGCATTTGGCAACAGCCCGAACCCTTACGAATTGAGCCACGAACTGACAAGCGAACAGCCTCGACCTCTTCGAGGGTTTCCCATTCCCTCGCCGTTCCTTGTTTCTCTAGTTCGATTTCAAAATTAATGTGCCTAGCGTTCTTGTTTGGTTTTAGTTGTAGTGTGATTGTCTTTAACATAGTTAAAAAAGTCCCTTTCTTGCCCTTTTTGGGCTTGTGTTTCTCGCTCTCGTTCCCCCTCTTGGGTTGGTGGCTTGCGACACCCTCGGCACGATTAAGAAACCCAAGGGGAACGGGTAAAAGTTCGCCCCCCTTGGTTTTTGTTTGTTGTGGGTTCGGCTTGGTTGGTTTTCGGTGGGCTTACTTCCTCGCCTACTTCCCAACCTCGCCCAAGACCTCGCCGAGCGGTTAAAAGTTCCCCCCCGTTGGTTGTTCTCTTCGTGTGGGTTCGGTTCGCTTCATAGGGTCAACCGAAAAGCCCCCCCGTTGGGTTTGGTCTTGTTTTAGATTGTCAAAGAACATGCGACCCCCTCGCCTCTCGGCTCATGGTCTAACCAACCCCCCAAGATTTCGCAAGCCTCGAGAACTACTGACCCCCGCGAGTGTTTCGACCTCTTCCCCTCGTAAGGTTGCAACCTCTCGCCCCCCTCGAACCTCGCCAAGTGTCGGCTTGGTTCTAATGTTTGACCCCCTCGCCGATTGGCTCGGCTTGGTGGTGGTTTGTCTTCAGTGGTTGCCCCTCTCCCTCGGTTATCTAGTCGGCTTTCTCGTTCTAGGTTTCACCCCGTGCTTTCGCTCGGCTTGTTCCGTGTTTGTTGGGTTGTGCTTCGCCTCTCCCCTCTTGTTCCCCCGTTGGTTTCCCTACTTCTTCGCCTCGGTCTTGTTTGGTGGTCGGTTCGGTAGTGGTGGGCTGTTGGGTTCGGCTCGGCTAGGTTTTCAAAGAACTATTGAGGCTTAACCCTTAAGGGTTAGGCTTGCGCCCCCCTCTTGGTTTCCTCGAGTATAGTCTAAACGATTAAGCGAAGATATACAAGAACTTATTTCTAGGGGCTTATGTATGATTACGAAGTAATCATTTTTTTATCTTGTGAGAGTTCGCCTCTCATCTCTTCAAAACTGACAAGGAAAGACCCCCCAAGAATAACGGGGGAATTATAAGGGGGATAATATAAAGAACCTCTAAAGATAAGGAACACGAAAAGGGCAACAAGTAGAAGAGAGGAGACACAAGGAAAAGACAAGGAGAAACAAAGGGGCAAGAGTGCCGAGCCTATCGCCTAACCATGAAAAAAAGGGGGCGAGGTTTTGGGGTTTTGGTTTTTGGTGCTTGATACCTACCCACCCCAACAAATAATCAAGATTTTTTGTATAAAGTGCCTAGAAACGCTTAAAATATGCGTTAAAACGCATATAATGAGGTTTTTGAGGGGGTGCGGGGTATATAAAACGGGCGAATATGCGGGCGGGGTCGGTCTTCCAATTTGCCAAAAAAACAAAAAGGGCATTTTTTCTAAAAAGGGTATGTTCATACAAAAACTTGTTGACGGGGTTTGTGTTGGTGTGTTATATTTATAATGCAAATCGTAGGAGGGCTAGTGAGTGAAAGCGATTGGATATATTAGAGTTTCGACAATGGAACAACTCGACAAGTATGGAGTGGAGGCGCAAAAGGACGCGATTTCCAAGTTTGCGCAGGAACATGGATACGAGATTGAGCGTTTTCTCGTGGATAGCGTCAGCGGGGTTCTCGAGGAGAGAAGACAATGGAATGTGATTATGCAGGAAAGCGTGATTACGAACCCGCCGTTTGAAGCGATTATTACTTTCAAGAGTGATAGGGTGGCGAGAGACATTAAACTTTACTACTACTATTTTTATCAACTCGAAAAGCGCGGGATTAAACTTATTTCCGTGCAAGAAGATTTTGAGGCTATGGGCGAGTTCAAGGAAGTCATTAGGACGATGATGTTGTTCGTGGCGGAACAAGAGCGTAAAAATATTAAGATAAGAACAAGCGCGGGTCGTGGCACGAAAGCGAGTATCGGCGGTTATGCGGGTGGTCGTGTGCCTTATGGCTACACAAATGTTAAGAGCGAACTTTGGATTGAACCCGCGGAGGCGGAGATTGTTCGTTTGATTTTTGATTTGAGAAAACAAGGAATGTCTATGGAAAAAATCGCAAACGAGTTAAATACTAGGGGTTGCGAGACCAAAAATGGTGGGTCTTGGTATGGCTCGACTATTAAGGCAATTTTAGCGAACAAAAAACTCTATCAAGGTTATTACCGCTACGGAAATCAAAAAGAGTGGGTCAAGGGCAAACAAAAGCCTATTCTTGAATAACATATTTTTTTAGTGAGAGGTGGTTAGAAATATGGAACAAGATTTAGTATTTTATGACAAAGTTTATCCGCTTTATCTCGGCGAGGGAATGCGCGAGGAAATCATGGAGACCTTTCCTATCTTGGAAGAATTAGAGGGTTTTATTGGTTTTGGCACATGCGATTTTTCTTTCATGGGCAAGCATTATGGGAATTACATCGGCTTTGCGAACCCAATTTATCGTGAAGCGGGCGGTATGAAACTAGCAAACCACGGGTTTGACATGAGCAAGGTGGCTGTGGCTGAACCTATTGAGTTGAAGAACCCTATGCCGATTTATAAAGACTATCGAAATAGCGAAGCGTTTAGAAAAAACATTCACTCGAAACTAAAACTATACAATGACAAAGTGGTTTTGACGCAAGAAGAGTTAATTAAAATTATTTCGAGCGTTCAAGAAGCGTTAGACAAGAGCCAAATCGCTGTTTACGAACTTTATAACCTTGATGAATTACCATTACCAAATGTTAGTGTAATGATTGGCACGAAAGTATTTAATTTCGCCACAAATAGACAAGAAAAGGTGGTTGTTTTTGAGAATTACATGTTAGGAAACATGATATATCGCGTTGTGCTTCAACCAAAATGGAATGAAGAAACCCATTTAGTTGAGACAAAAGTAGGGGTCAAGTTTGTTTCCCCTGTGATTTCCCACAAAGACCTTGAATACACCCAATTTCTCAACATATTTTTAGCAATTAACTATTTTATCAAGCATATCCCAACTTCTTATCGCGAGAATAAGACAAAAGTCGAACAAACAATCGAGGTTGGCAAGGGTCATAACAAGAAATATAAGAGAGTTGTTCATTTAGAAAGAACCTACACCTTTGAAAAACTCGATAAATTAAGCAAGTCCCACATTAAGCACATCTTTAAGTGCTTATGTTGGGGTGTGAGAGGACATGTCCGCCACTACAAGAGTGGCAAAGTAGTCTTTATTCAGCCATTTAAGAAAGGTAAAGAAAGAAACAACATGGAAGCATTCAGCGGAAAGGAATATAGGCTATGAAAAAAACAATTTATAGAAAGTTAAAAGACTATATTTGTAATGAAGAATATTGCACAACAACTATTTTTGGAGATTTAATGTCTCCAAATATTGAATGGTGTTGGGAAGATGACAACAATGTATGGCATGAATGGTCTTGTAGTGGCGTTTACTCAAATGAAAAAGACTTTTTATTAGAATATTATGTTGTTGGTATTTACCCTTACTACAAAATACAAAATGATTGTATAAAACCATATCTTCATATCACATTGTCAAAAAAGAAAGAGGTAGAAGCCGATGAAAGCGATAATGATTAGTATTAAACCTAAATGGTGTGCCAAGATTATGAATGGCGACAAAACTATTGAGGTTAGAACAAGCAAAGCATTAGCAAGAGCAATTCAAAAACTCATTGATAAATATGGGCATGCTGATATTTATGCGTATTGTAGTAAAGATACTAAAAATCTATTACATAAAAATTATGCTGATATTTATTGGGGCGAAGATGAAGATTTTAGAAACAAAAACAAACAACTTGGGCTACAAACTCAACCAATCTTAAATGGCAAAGTCCTATTCAAGTTCCGTTGTTATAGGGTGGACGAAATAGACCATTGGTATCCTATAACACCTTGTTTCGAGCAAACTTGTCTATCACTATTAGAGTTTGACAATTACATTGGAAGCGAAATCGGTTATGCAATTAACATTAGCGATTTAGAAATCTTTGATAAACCAAAAGAGTTGAGTGAGTTTGGAAAATGCCAATTATTATGGAATTGTGTGCCACATAACTGTCAAGAATGTCCCGCACTTGTAAGATTAACCAAAGCCCCACAAAACTTTTGTTATTTGGAGGTGGAATAAATGTATAAAATTATCACGATTAACGAAGAAGAACTGCGTAATTATAACGGAAAGATAATTCAAGTAATAGAAAGCACGAGAGATTTTGTGTGTTGCGGATATGATTATCTCAATGTGCCTAAAAACAAATTAGTATGGTTTATTACATGTTTAGTGGAGGAATAGATTATGGATAAAGAATTAACACCATTAGAGGCATTAGAAAGATTATATAGGTTTAATGATTTACCTAGTCGCAATATAGTTGCTTATTTATTAGAACAAGAAAATCTACCAACATATCGCAAAATCATCGAAACCGCACTTAAAGAAAAAGAACAACAAGATAATGTGCTTAAAACTTTGAAAGAAGTCATTGAGTTTTCACAAATGTTGCCACACATTGAACCTAATAAAGATAATGGCTTTGATATTATGTCAGCCGTTAGCATAAATATTCAAAGAGATATTGAAAATAAAGAACGAGAACTTTTAAGAAAATGGGTTTTAGATACTTGTTTTCCAAAGGAACTCAAAGTATTAGAGATTATTAAAAAAAGAGAGTGCTTATTTAAGGGATTAAGTGAAACAACTCAAGAAGAATATGACTTATTGAAAGAGGTGTTTAGAGATGAACGCTGATGAGTTTGAAACGCTCGGCTCTTACCTCGAAAAAGTGGAAACTGAAAAAATCAACATCTCATTTAATGGGTGCGATTGGTATAGATACAAGGTCAAAAATCTAAAAACATATCGCAAATACGAGAGAATGAGAGAGTTTCTTGTCGTAGGTATCGCCAAAAAATACATTACGATTATGTCGAGGCGAAAAGTTGAACAAGCAATAGTGTGATATAATTATTATGGGTATGCAAACGGGCATACGATGTTGACTTAAAAGCAAAAGGGCTTCTATTTGTTTTTGGAGGTCTTTTTTAGTGGCGGGATATTTTTCAAAATTGAGAGATTATGCTCATAAAAACCCTAGTAATATTGAAGTAGTAAATGATTTGCTGACAATAGCAAAGAAAACCATAAACGAAAACAAAACTAAAGGGCTAGATTATTGCAAACAATTAAAAACTCTTCTATGGTCTCGTTTAGAAAAACGAGTTGAAATAAAAGAGAACTATAAACTTATTCATAAAGTTCTTATATTAGAGAGTAGATATTCTTTAGATAGTTATTTAACTGCGCTCGAATGGAATAGACCGATTAAGGAACGATTTTGGCAACCGCGAAGAAAGATACTACTTCCCGTCATTCACGACCTAGAAGACCTTTTAATCAACGATAAACTTGATGAATACTTTATCTCGCAACCACCAAGAACGGGAAAGTCAACTCTTGTCTTGTTTGTCTTGTCTTGGCAAATAGGTGTCAGCCCCGAACTTGCTAATTTGTATGTATCAAATAGTGGGACGCTTTGTAATGCTTTTTATCAAGGTGTTAAAGAAATTATTACTGATGATAATACTTATTGTTGGAAAGAGATTTTTCCCGAAGTCAATTTTGACCCTAACTCTTTCTTAAATGCTAAAGAAACATGGCTAGAAGTAGGAAGAGTAAAGAGATACCACAGCCTTACATGTCGAAGCATTGACGCTTCCCTTAACGGCGCATGCGATTGCAACGGCTTATTGATTAGCGACGACCTTGTAAGCGGTATTGAAGAGGCTCTAAACCCCGAAAGAATGCACAGCGTTTGGCAAAAGGTCGATAACAACATGATTACCCGTGCGAAAGAAACCGCTAAAGTCATGTGGATTGGAACTAGGTGGTCGGTTAAAGACCCTATCGGTGTCCGTATTGAAATGCTACAAAATGACCCAAAGTTCGCCACTTTGCGATTTAAGATTAGAAACATTCCCGCATTAGATGAAAATGACAAAAGTAATTTTGATTATGACTATGGCGTGGGTTTTTCAACCGATTACTACAAGCGTAGAAGAGCGAGTTTCGAGAACTTTGGCGACTTGGCTTCATGGGACGCACAATATCAAGGCGCACCAATCGAAAGAAGCGGTATGGTCTTTGCACCCGAGAGCCTTACTTATTATGATGAATTGCCAAAGAACGAAGACGGCACAACAAAGACACCCGATAGAATATATGCCGTGTGCGATGTTGCGTTCAATGGAAGCGACTTTCTATCTATGCCCGTAGGTTATCAATATGGAGATATTATATATATAGAAGATTGGGTATTTGATAATGGTAATAAATCGAAGACACAGCCTAAAGTCTTACAAGGGTTAATTAGAAACCATGTGTCGTCTTGTTATTTCGAGGCTAACAATGGTGGCGAGTTCTACGCTGACGAGATTAAAAAGGCTTTGGCGGAGATTAGATTTGTAATGAATATTATGAGCAAATATGCCCCTAACACAATTTCTAAAAATGACCGCATTTTTAGATGTTCAACGGACATTATCGCTAACTTTAGGTTCAAAAGCACAGCGAGAAGAAACGCCGAGTATTCTATGGCTATGAGACAAATGTTTTCTTTCACAATATTAGGCAAGAATAAACATGAAGACGCATGCGATAGTCTTGCTATGATGTCTATGGCTAGAGCAATCTTGTTTAAGGGCGCAAGTTTTGAAATATTAAGAAGACCCTTTTAGTATATTGTGATATTTAACTATTCAATGAGTGGGTTAAACCCCACTTTTTTCATTAAAATTGTCTTGTAAAGGTATCACGATGATATTAGCAGGTAGAAAAAAAGTAATTGTTCCATATGATAGAATAACTAAAGAGAATGTAAGCGAAGTTCTTAAACTTGCTTTGCCAATTCATTTATTAAATGTTGGCGACATGAACTTTCTTTTTAACTATCACAAAGGAATGCAACCTATCTTACAAAGAACAAAACAAGTGAGAGAAGAAATTAACAATAAAATTGTTGTTAATCTCGCACAAGAAATTGTCTCTTTTAAGACGGGTTATCTTTTATGGAAGCCAATTCAATATGTGGCTCGTAAAGAAGATGTTGATAAAGAAAGTTTAGAAACTCTTGGAGACTATGCTGTAAACGATAGCAAAGACAGCAAAGATAAAAAGTTAGCCACCGACCAATCAATTTGTGGCGTTGGAACATTATATGTTCAACCAAACAAGGCTTTTTCCGTTGATAACGAAAACGAAGCACCATACGAAACAATCGCTATTGACCCAAGAATGGCTTTTGCCATTTATTCAAGTAAAGTCGGTCATAAGAAAATCGGTGGTGTCGTTCTTGATTATTTTGAAAGCGAGGGCGTTGTCGTTTGGAGATGTCAAATCTTTACTGAAACCGAATATTTTGTCCTAGAAAACAACAACTATGTTTTACTTCAAAACAAGGAAAACCCATTGGGTTTTATCCCTGTTATCGAATATCCATTAAATGAAGATAGGACAGGAGACTTTGAAATCGTGTTGGGTCTCATGGATAGTGTTTCCCTAACATTATCCAATCAATTGGACGGCGTGGAATTGTTCATACAATCTCTCTTGGTATTTAAGAATGTCGATATTGATAACGATAGTTTCAAGAAACTTAAAGAAATGGGTGCTATCAAAGTCAAAGACAATACTGACGGCACAAAAACAATCGAAGCCGATGTCTATTATCTAAACCAAGAACTCAATCAAACACAAGTTAATAGTTTAGTTAAAACTGAATGTCAATTTATTAGAGAAATTGTTGGAATGCCCGCACAAGCGGACGGCACAACCAACGACGGCTCTAATAATGGTGCGGTTGTTCTCAAAGGTGGTTGGTATTCAGCCGAAGCAAGAACATCTAATACCGAAATGATGTTCAAAAAGAGCGAAAAAGAAACACTTAAAATCATTTTACATATTTGCGAGGTTATGACTTTAGGCAAGTTTAACCTAAAAGTTAGCGATTTAGACATTAAGTTTACTCGTAGAAATTACGAAGACATACTCGCAAAAGCACAAGTGTTGGTTCAATTATTACAAACCGACAAGGTTGCCCCAAGATTAGCGTTTGCAACATGTGGCTTATTTGCCGACCCCGACCAAGCGTATGAGGAAAGCAAAGACTATGTGGAAGACTTACGCAAATTAACTGCGAAACAAGCCGTTAAAATTGCTGAAAACCAAGGGGGTGGCGTAGATGAATGAGTTATCAAAAAGTCAACTCGAACAAGTCGTTAGTCGCCTCAATCATGGTGTTGAATGCGAAATGAAAAACATTAACGGCAAAATGGTCGTAAATAAAACCAAAAGACAATTATTATTCAAAGATGTCGATTTATCAAACGAACAAATAAGACAAATCTTAATGGAAAACCCTAGTGCAAAACTAGAGTTCAAACTAGAAAACGGCAAAGTAGTCGTGGTTCTAGTTCATAGAAAACAAATCGTTTAATAATTGGGCTAGTCCCTTTTATAAAAAGTGTAGAGAAACACTATAAAAACGCAACACAAGTTAGAGAAAACTTACCAAAAAACGCAAGGAGGTAAACGAATGGGTTTATCAAAAGAAACATTAGCATTGTTAGGTTTAAGTGAAAACGCAACCGACGAAGAAATCAATGCAAAAGTGAGCCAACTTCATGGCGAAAAAACAAAAGTAGAGCAAGAACGCGATAGGTTCAAGACCTCTTTCGACAAAACCGCAACGGAATACGCTAATTTCAAAAAAGAAAAGATGACCGATGAGGAAAAGAAACAAGCCGAAGAGCAAGAACTTAAAGACAAACTTGCACAAGCGGAATTAGAAATCAAGTTAAACAAGACCGAAAAAGAATATCTCGGTGTTGGAATGGATAACGAAACCGCTAGTAAAATGGCTCGTGCTGTTTTAGACGGAAACCTTGAACAACAAGGGTTGATTATGAAAGAATACACCGAAAATGTTGCCAAAAAGGCAAAGGCGGAGGCTCTCAAACAACAACCCGATGTTAATGCGGGAGACGCTGAAAAAGCAAATACGGGCAAATACACAAAAGAGAACTTCAAAAAGGGTTTGATTTCTATGGAGGAAATGAACCAATTGAAAGTTTCAAACCCAACCTTATATAACGAAATATTAGGTAAAAAATAATTAGTTCTCTTACATTCAAACATATAGGAGGAAATAATTATGAAAGTGTTTGATTTGAAACATTGGAACGATGAAGTCTTT